GTCTCCATATAGAGGAGCTTTGACTGCTGCAACTCTCATCGTGCCTCGCACTGTATTCATAATTAAAGCAGCTAAGGCTTGACCTTCAACTTCTTCCGCAAAAATAACAAGAGGTCTGCCCTCCCTTGCAACAACTTCCAGTACTGGGAGGATTTGTTCCACTCTTTCAATTTTTTCATCAGTAACAAGAAAAAGCGGATTATCGTACCTTGTCATAGCGGTGTGCTCGTCTGTGATAAAAGCCGACGCTGCCCAGCCTGATGCCAAACGAAAACCCTCGACCAAATCTAATGAAGTTTCCACAGACCGTGCTTCTTGAATTATTATTGCCCCATCTTTGCCTGATTGATCCACAGCGGTGGCAATAAGATTACCGATGACCTCATCTCCATTTGCAGAAATTGTTGCTATCCTCTTGATATCATCAAGTGATGCAATGGGACGAGCTTGATCCTCCAGGCTATTGGCTACTACTTTAACTGCCTTATCAATACCTCTCTTCAATTCAACTGGGGAAACACCTGCTGTAATATATCGTTGGGCATGCTGCAAAATCGCTCTGCACAAAATGGTCGTGGTGGTGGTGCCGTCACCGGCATCGGAATTTGTTTGCTCTGCTGCCTGCTTGATTACTTGAGCACCTGCATTCATGAACGGATCCTCAAAATCAACAAACTTAGCTACTGTCACACCATCTTTTGTAATGATTGGTCGCTTTCCGGCTTCTTGCAAAATAACGTTACGCCCCTTGGGACCAAGAGTTGTCGCTACGTTATCAGCTAATGACTCAACTCCTTCTAATATCTTTGATTGTAAATCTTGATTTGAACAATATTTTTTTGTCATTTGTTTCCCTTGTTGATTATTAATACTTCTTTAGAGTCCTTGTCCGAAGACATTCCATACTTCCAATCTGGATATAGAATATCATACCCCTCGTAGAGTTTCAATATCTCTGGACAATTATTATAAGATAATATCCAATTATCTCGTTCCTTTAATATATTCACCAAGCCAGCATGGTCAAACCCTTTATGCTTGCTCCCTGCGTTTCCATAAAGGTTTTCTCTATCCTTACCTAAAAGATAAGGAGGATCAAGATATAAAAAAGTTTTTGGATGTGCCGGGATCGAATGCTTAAAGTGCTGTGCGGCAACATACAATTTGGGCTGGCTAAATTCTCTCACCCTGGTAATTGAAGAGTCAGTAAATCTTTCATATGATGCTCGCTTGGACCACCCACCACTAAGAGTTGCACCCGAAAAAGAGGAGCGATTTAGAGCATAAAACTTTGCTGCATTTTGAAGAGAATATTCTTTTTCGCTCCTCAACTCTTCCTTAATTAAATTAAAGTCGTCCTTGGGCAATCCTCGGTGTCCATAATAGTAGTCTTTATATTTTCTGAGCGAGTCTGCTTCTTTTGCCAATGCCTCGGGGTTTCCAAGTAGTGCACGCCAAAACCAAATCAATGGTTCAAAGGTGTCATACCCATAAACCTGGATGCCCTTCTCCGCCAAAGCTAATTCAATTGAGCCTCCGCCCAAGAACGGAGAACACACCTCTCGGATATCCTCTGGAAAGTGCGGAAGTATATGTTTCACAGCACGGCTTTTGCCGCCTGGGTAACGTAATGGGGATTTCAATTTTACCTCTTGATTGTTTGTATTAGTCTATCAAGATCTTCATCGTTTTGCAAGTTAATATTTGATTTTTCCAGACGACCTTTAAGTTTGACAGCAACCGTAAAACTCGTTCCGCTGTTAGCCCCTTGCGATGGCTTAAGCCTGAATCTCAGATAAGAATCAACACCACTGTCCGCGAATATGGGAACTCCCAAAAGTGCGGCAGCTTCATCATTCAAGGCAAACAAGCCTTTGTTGCCAATCTGAACATATTGATCGCCCTTATCTGCGTAGTAAGATGAAATTTGCTCAAATGGAAAAGCAACCTTATAATCAGTTTTGCCCTTAAACCAAGAAGATTGAATTTGCTTTTTTAATTCTCCGGTTTTTGGATTTCGTGCCAAGCCAGCAACTTCTCCACTTTTATCTTTTCTTAGACGCGGATCATTTAAATCCGGTAATCTATAGTTTTGATTCATGTGGTCTTTTAAATAAATATCAAAAAGTGGTTGGAAAATTCTCTCGTTTTTAATATAACTTTTGGTCCTGCGAGGCTCCCAAGCGTCCGTCTGTGGATTATATTGTACCCTGAATTGTCCAAAATCTGCTGAGAGATTTGTTTTTGCCTCAATAGTCAGTGGCTTCCCTAACCCAGGTATATCAATGGTCAAATCCGATCCGTGTCCTGCTCCCGCTGTTTCTGCTTTGATTCCCATTTCACCATATCGTTGATTAATCTTCTCTGCGAGTTCGTTCTCATAATCAATACCTCTCGTTGCGGCACCTGCTCGGCTTTTGGGTTTCACATAAATATATGCACTCCCAAATTGCCTATCAGCGATTTGAATTCTACCGATGCTACTACCTGGGGCATCTGGATTATAAACAAACCCAAGTGGTTCTAAAATATCGGTCAATTTCTGTATGGTTTCAATCCGTTTGTCGTCCTTAACAACAATAACATTTTTTGACTTTCCCCTTAGTTCATACTCTAGACCCTCGGCATTTGCGGCATCCATCGCCAACTCAATGTTTCTTTTACGACCCGCATCAGGGGCATCCATTAACTCCTCAACCAGCCGAAAAAGTTCGGAGGTTTCAAAAGATTCGGTGAAGTAATTTTCAATTAATAAGTCAAGCTCGCTCATAATATATAAATAGTTTTAAAATCCGATTAAATCGCCCTCTGTAATGAGGGTATAGCTAAAAGAATTGCCCCACCGATCTGCTGATCGTTTTATCAATTTCATGAAATCTTTAAAATCTGTAGTATTTTTAAATACTTGGCAGCCTGCGGAGTAGGAATTTACAAGATCTGCTTCGCCAGATGTTCGACTGCGATGGATGTTGATTCCGAACATCCCTTCATCAATAGTACCTGCGTCACGATCATGTATGTGGTTTAAATTTGCATCGCGAAACACTTTTACGTTTCCGAGTCGCTGACACAATGCTGTATATCGCGTTTTTCCGTGACCATCAATCTTATAGACGCCTCGATACTGATCTGGCACAAGAATGGCACAGCCTTTGCTATTCATTGGTTTTTCCATCCAAATTTTACCTGGGTCTGTGGTGATAGAATAACTACGTACCTCCCAATTTCCTTTAGAATCACGATAGATAACAACCAAAGCATCATCAAATTTGTTGAAAATATCAACCTCACTGCGTACTCCAATTATATTAACATTCCAGGGCTTTTTATTTTCAAGCCCAAAAAAGGTATAACCCTTTGATTCTAATGTTTTTCTAAATTGCTCCTTAATTATAAATGCATGGAGACCTTTAATAACTGCCATTTTATTTCCTTAAAATACAATATCCGCAATACCAAGTTCTACAGCTTCTTCTGCGGTGAAGTAAGCATTAACCTTTCGGTTAAGAATCTTTTTTAAATGTGCCTTGCTCATATTGGTCTCTTCAACCATTGCTTCGATATAGCGATCTTGCGTCCAACGAATCTCGTCCATCTCATTTTCAAGATTATGGAGAGAACCGTGATTTCCGCCAAGAACACTGTGGATCATGACACGGCAGTTTTTGCCAATACGGCGTTTTCCCTTTGTACCAGAAGCAAGCAGTAGAGTTCCCGCTGAAAAAACCTTTCCCAAGCCAATGGTGTGAATTTCACACTTTTCTCTCAGAACCCTCATCATATCATGAATACCAAACATTTCTTGGGCATTACCCCCCAGAGTGGAGATAATGAATTCAAAAGGGCGATATGATACCAAAATATCAGAATCTTCATCCTCGGGATCTTTCAGGGAATAGGTGATTCCGCTTTCATATAGAGAGATCATACCATATAAAAGCTCGCCTGCCTTTTCTTCATCTAGATCGCCACAAATACCAACAGTGCGAGGAACCTCCTCCTTTCTCTCGATTACATTTGTGACCTTTGTGAGCCCTTCTTCTTCTGGTGACGCTTCACCATCAACAGGCTCTTCTTCAGTTGTGTCCTCTTTCTTTTTTCTAGCAAATTGCATTGGAAAAATCATAATAGCATGCCTTTTTTAATCAAGTTTTTGTTTCTAACCTTTTCATTGCCATGAGAGGTTGTTTCTGTCAAATGCACCGGAAATTTCTCAGCCCATAAAAGCCACTTATTTGTATTAGCAAAGCTCTTTGCAAAGATATATGTATATTCCTCGGTTTTTGGATTGTACCCATCGCTAATAACCTTCCAGTCTGATAATAGTTTTAAAACCTTATTTAATTTTCTTTTACCTTTAATGTTCTCTATTTGTACACAATAGTTTCCTTCGTCTCCACGACGCCAAGCCCATGCTTTCATAACACTCTCCTTTGGTTCACTATTATATAATATAACAAGATATGCGACATATGTCAAATCTTATTTTTTTTATTAAACTTAGAAACAAATTCTCTTAGCTGCTGCATCTCAAGTTTCTCTTCCTTAACAATATCTTTAGCAGTTGGTGCCCCTGGTTTTGTATAAGCCGGACCTTTATAGGGCACCTTCAGTGGAGAATATCTCGGGTCAAAATCTGGCTTCTTCTCTGGTGGCTGCGTTTTCGCGAGCTTGCTCTTTACGTTGACAGTGATATATAGAGCCTCTTCAACCTCTCTTGGTAATTCAACATCATTAATCGCCGCATAGCCTGCGAACTGAGCTATATCAGTAAGTTCGTCGCCTAAGTTTCCAACCCCTTGCTCCTGAATATATGAGAGTGCATCATAAAGCACTTTACCCGTGGGATTGTTTGGTGTTTTATCAGATAGCCATTCGGACAATCCAGTTTTTGCCTCCTCTAATATAACACTAGCATCTTCCCAAGTCACTCCTCGGAATGAATTTTGGATCTTTTCAGGCTCCTTTTTTCCCTTTGGATCTTTAAGTAACAATGACTTTTGTTGTAGTTCCTCTGGATCAAAGTCGCCTCTAATTTTGCCCGTCTCCACGTTAAAGACGTTTGGATATATTTTATCAGAAAGAAGAGTCACTCCTCGCTCCTGACCAAGCTGATAATAAGCCCCTCCTTGAACAACTCTTTTTTGATAGTCATTAGCAATCTTTCTTGTTCTTTTTGAACCAACAGATCGCTCTCCTTCTTCCCCTCGTTTCCGATCAGACTCTACTGAATAGTCGGGAGGGACATTGATTTGAAATATCGCGACATCGTATCCAATCTCAACCAGTGCTCTAACTATCTTATAAATTTTGCCTGTTTTTTCACCGGGCGTATCAAACAAAAGCGGCTTACATTTGTTAACTTGAGTTTGAGTCTCGTTAAATGTTGCCTGTTGCAACAATTTCCTTAGCTCTTGTTTTATTTGCTGTGGACCTTCGTCAAACTTAAGTGATAAATCATATTTTGGAAAAACACGCTCAACAGCCTCATCTGTGTTGACGCTTATAAACTCTTCGGGTAGTTCAAGCTCGTCTTTTATAAAAGTTTTTCCAGCACCAGCAGGTCCAAAAATAAAAAATGCCTTAAATGGGTGCCGTACTTGCCTGATTCCTCTTTGAAGTGCTTCTTGTACTTTTACTTCTTGAATCAGTCTTTTTATTTCGTTAATATTCATATTAAATAAAACCAGAGAACATTCAAAAATAAATAGTTTATTGTTTTCTATTATAACATAAAAGCCGTGGAACCCACGGCTTTTAATTATTTTAGGAGATTTTTTACAATACTATTTTATTGTTTCTTTGATAGTCTCTCAACTACCCTGCGAAGTACTTCATTGACAAGAGCCTCATCATCAACAACCTCCGCTAATTCTTCTTCAGCTTCTTCAAGAGCTTCTTCTTCAGCAGACTCTTCAAGAGCGTCTTCTTCAGCAGCCTCTTCAAGAGCGTCTTCTTCAGGCTCCGCCATGGGATCTTCTTCAACATCAAGTGCCATTTCCGGCTCACCGCCAAGATCGGGCTCACCAAGATCCATTTCAAGATCACCTTCGACTTCGCCATCTACCTCTACATCAATTGGTTCTTCAAGGCTAAGAGCTTGCTCAAGCTCTTGAGCAACTGCACGAACTATGTCAGCAGCAAGGTCTTCTTTTTGTTCTGGGCTTAAATCTAGATCATCACCTCCTTCATCAGGAAGCTCCATGCCCATATCTTCTGGACCTTCATCTCCGGGGAGTTCAGGTTCCTCTTCGGCAGCGACATCAAGCTCATCGTCTTCACGCTGGCCATAATGCATGCCGCCCATTTCATTAACTACCGGAAGACCAGCCAGCCCCATAAAGCGGCGAACCTGTTCCTCAGATAAAATTTTCTTTTTGCTCATAATATTATCTCCTAAAACTGTTATTTGTGTGCAAAATAATCATATATAATTAGAACCCAAATATATAAAAAGAACAAAATTCACATAAGTTTCTTCAACTTGGGCAAAACACTCTTTTCAATTTGCTGAATTCTTGCTGGAGTTAGTCCCAATCTTTCCGATATCTCCCTCAATTTCATTGCACCATTCTTGTCAATCGCTATATTTGTACAGTTTAAATCATCCTCATAATCAATCCAATATCGGCAATCTTGAACTGGGCATGAAACCTCCAATTCGCAACACTTTTTAGCACATTCAATCATAATTCTGGGTGCTCCTTTTCTAATATATCAAATATATTATCTATCTCTCCATCGTTAATACCAAATTTGGCTGCAAGCTTTTCGCCTTGTTGATGAAGCTTTTTTGATTTTTTATGACTTTGTAGAGAGTTGATTTTACTATTTCTCAACTTCCATGCATCAAACCAGTTCATGAACTGTTCTTCGTCTTGCAAAAACGCTGCTACCACTCCTCTCAAGAAATTAGACTGTGTTAACCCGTGGTGATGTAGTCTAATCTTAAGCTCAACTTTGTGAGACTGAGGGATGTTTGCGTATATCTTTTCTACTGGCTCATCCCATTGTTTTTTAGGCATTTATTTATACCTCCGCATAATATGGGTGTCGCTCTCTAAAAGACCAGAGGCTGTTTGTCTAATGAAATATGCACCTTCGCGAAGTTCATGTAGATTGCGAGCACCAGAATAGGAAAGTCCGCTCCGTATACCGTTTTCAAGGCTCTCTAGTACTTCTGTTACGCCGCCACGATAGGGCACAACCGTTGCAACGCCTTCAAGAGAAGATGTTTTCCCCCTCCAGTCCATCTGGGCGTCTTTGCTTGCCATGCCCCGATAGGTTTTATATACTTCACCGCCCTTGTGTACAACGTCTCCTGGTGTTTCTGTAGTACCAGCCAGAAGTGACCCAACCATAACGAAATCGGCACCTGCGGCTAAAGCTTTTACCATGTCGCCTGAATTTTTAACTCCTCCATCAGCAATAATCTTAAAATCGGGAAACTGTTCCTTTACTTTTACACAATCAACAACCGATGCAAGAGTTGGCACACCGTGCCCTGTTTGGATACGGGTTGAACAAATAGAGCCACCTCCGATACCTACACGAACACTATTAATTCCAAGCTGTGCTAGTGCAAGAGCACCTGTGTGCGTTGCAACATTTCCTGCCATAATATGAACTTTATGACCAAATTTATCAACTATATTGTGAGCAGCAACATGAACCAAAACATGATCACCATGA